CGATCAGGCCCGCGAACGCCGAATCGCTCGGCATGACGAACCCCGAACCCGTCAAGGCAGCAGCGACCGGCGATAGCGCCCTCGACCAGCTGCTCGGCCTGGCCGGTGAAGCGATCTCGAACGTCGTGAAGTTCCCGGTCAAGTCCCGGCCTGGCGGCTTCGTTCTTGAGTTCGACGCCGTGATCACCGAGCCGGATATCAAGCGCTACCGTAACGCTTCGAAGGGCAAGAAGAAGAACGTCGAAGATGCCGACATGAGCGTCGGGAACGCTATGGCGATCTTCGAGAAGAACACGGCGATCTATCAGGAGATCGACGGTCAGCTGAAGAAGATCGTCGACGCCGACGGCGACGACCTGATCGTGAACTCGACGACCTTCGTGAACGCCTTCGGTAAGGGCAGCGTCTCGCACGTCGCCGTGCGTAAGTTCCTGGGCGACGCCGAGACGAACACCATCGGGGCCGCGGTCCTGAAGGCCGCGGGCTGGGGCGAAGACCTCGAACCGCTGGACCCTACCGACGCCTAACCGAATGGCTCGCCGACCGTGCCGACTTCGCCGAGCAGGCGCGGATCGCCGAGCGCATCGGGATCGACCCGGTCACGGTAGTCGCCGAAAAGGACTACCGTCACCGGGCGGTCAGGGCGGCAGCGGCCAGAGTTCTATGGGCCGATGACCGCCGACGGGCAGACGAACAGAACCGCAAGAGCAAATAACAACGGAAGGGGGGCGCGAAATTGGCTAACGAAACGGTCACACTGACCGCCGAACTCAAAGACCAAATGAGCGCCCCCCTTGCCGCGGCTGAAAAGAAGGTCGCAGGCTTCACGAAGACCGTCGAAGAAGGATCTCGCAAGCAGGCCGCGGCGGTCACGAAGTCGACAAACGCGATCGACGGCGACCTGAAGAAGCAGAACCGGCTTTTTTCCGGCATGGGCGGGCCGATCGGCAGGGCGACCGACGGCGCGGCCCGAATGTTCGGCACCATGCGCTCGAAGATCAAGACCGCACTCGACGGCCTGCCCGAGTATTCCCGCAGGCAGGGCGAGAAGACCGCGAACGGCTTCGGTGACGGGCTGAAGAAGGCGGGGGCGCTGGTCGCGACCTACTTCGGGGCGCAGATGGTCGGCGGCTTCATCGCCGAAGCGGGCCGGGCGAGTGACGCGACGGATAAGTTCAAGTCGACTATGTCCTTCGCGGGGCTTGACACGTCAGCGATCACGCAGGCGACCGCCGACGCGAAAGCCTTCGCCGACCAAACGGTCTATGACCTGCCGACCATTCAAAAGACAATGGCGACGCTTGCCGCGAACGGCGTGAAGGACTACAGCGCTATCACGAAGGCCGCGGGCAACCTGAACGCCGTCGCGGGCGGCAACGCCGAGACATTCAAGTCCGTCAGCCTTGCACTGGGCCAGTCCGCAGGCGCGGGCAAGCTCATGGCCGAAGACTGGAACATGCTCGCCGACGCGATCCCTGGCGCGTCCGGTCAGCTTCAGAAGGCCATGCGCAACGCGGGCGCGTTTGAAGGCAACTTCAAAAAGGCGATGGAAAACGGCGAGATTACCGCCGAAGAATTTCAGGCCGCGATCATGACGCTCGGTAATCAGCCGATCGCCGAAGAAGCCGCGAAGTCGACGAAGACCTTCGAAGGCGCGCTCGGCAACCTGAACGCGACGATCAACTCGGGCCTGATGAAGGCGCTCGATAAGATCAAGCCCGCAGCGACCGTCGCGATCGGCGCCCTGTCGAACGGTCTCGGGAAGGCGATGGAATGGACCGGTAACGCCGCGCAGGGACTCTATGACCTGTTCGTGAAGGGCGACTTCAGCGGCGCCTTCGCGAAGGCGTTCAACGTCGAAGAAGATAACCCCGTCGTCGATCTGCTGTTCGATATCCGCGAAGGCGCGATCGGTCTCTACGACCTGATCGTGAAGGGCGACTATCAGGGCATGCTGAAGTCGGCGTTCGGTTGGGAAGAAGATTCGAAGGCCGTCGACATGCTGCTGAAGCTGCGCGACGCGGCGATCAAACTGCCCGATAAGCTGAAGGCCGTCGCCGACAAAATCGTCGAATGGAAAGACCCGATCACGGTCGTCGCCGGGCTGATCCTGACCCTGCTGATCCCCCGCTTCGTGCAGATGGGCATCGAAGCTATGAAGGCCGCGGTGAAGACCCGCATCGCCTGGGCCATGACGCAGGGCGCCGCCGTGAAGGCGTCAGCGATGAACGTCATCGCCGCCTGGCAGATCATCGGCGGTTGGGTGCTTATGGCTACTGCGGCGACCGTGAACGCCGTGAAGATCGCCGCTTCATGGCTGGTCGCGATGGGGCCGGTCGGCTGGATCATCGGCATCGTCGCGCTGCTGGTCGGCGCGTTCATCTGGGCCTACAACAATGTCGAATGGTTCAGGGACGGCGTCGACGCCGCGATGAAATGGGTCGGCGACGCCGTGAAGACCGCGACCGACTGGATCGTCGGCGCATGGAACAACGTCGTCGACTGGTGGAACACGACCCTGCTGCCCGCAATCGACGCCGTCGGGCAATGGTTCGAAGACGTCTTCGCGAACATCGGCACGTTCCTAGGCGACACGTTCGCGAACATCGGTAATTGGTTCCGCGACTTCATCGGCTTCTTCGTCGACGGCTGGGGCATGATGGTCGACTTCTTCAACGGCGTCCTGATGCCCGCGGTCAAAGCCGTCGGCGACTTCTTCGCCCCGGTCTTCGACTGGATCAGCCGCCTGGTCTGGAACCTCACGACGATCGCGGTGTTCCTGTTTCACAAGCTGGTCGACTTCTGGAACGGCGTCCTGTTCCCCGCGATTCAGGCGCTCGGCAAATGGTTCGGCGACGTCGCCGCGAACATCGTTCTAGGTTTCCAGACCCTCGCGAACTTCATCAGCAGCATTTTCACATGGATCTGGACGTTCGCGATCAAGCCCGTCGTCGACTTCATCGTCGGCGCGTTCAATAACCTCATTTCCTTCTGGAATACGATCATCATCCCCGGCATGCAGTCGTTCGGTAACTTCATCGGGCAGATCTTCAATTGGATCTGGACGACCCTGATCAAGCCGGTCATCGACTTCATCGTGAACGGCTTCGTCGGGCTGGTGAACTTCTGGAACGGCGTCCTGATCCCGGCCTTTCAGGCGGTCGGCAACTTCATCGGCACGGTCATGAACTGGATCTACACGACCCTGATCCAGCCGGTCATCGACCTGATCGTCGGCGCGTTCCGCGGCCTAACCGACTTCTGGAACAACACCCTCATGCCCGCCGCGAAGGCCGTCGGCGATTGGTTCAGCGTCACGATCGGCGGCGCGATCAACGGCGTCAAGTCCTTCATCGACGACCTGATCAAGAACTTTCAAGGCTTCATGTCCTTCGTCGGCGATAAGTTGCAGCCGGTCATCGACGGGATCAAGGGCGCGTTCGACGCCGTCGCGGGCGCGATCGAAACCGTGCTCGGGAAGATCGGCGAGTTCGCTAACAACCCGCTCGGCGGAATTCAGGACATGCTCGGCATCGCGAAAGACGACAACGGGCAGGGCATCATGCCGCAGAACTCGGGCGGCGGCGTCTACCCCGGCAACGGCGTGATGTTCGCTGGCGGCGGCGTGCTCGGCGGCTACGCGCCGGGCCGCGACGTGATCCCCGCGCTGCTGTCCCCCGGCGAATCGGTCCTGGTCCCCGAACTGACTAGGGCGATCGGCCCTAGCAACATCATGGCCGCGAACGCTGCGGCGTCTGGCGGCAGGCCTGCCGGGTCTGGCCCGGCCCTGACCAGCGGCTACAGCAGCGCCGGTCGCGGCGGCGGCAGCACGACGATCGTCGCCGAAGGCGCCGTGCAGATCGTCATCAATACGCAGGGCGAACGGGTCAGCGAAACCGATATCGACGCGATCCGCGACGCAGTAAATGAGATCTTCCGCAACGAAAACAGGAGTTACTAGATGGTCAGGGTAATCATCGCCCGCCCCCAACGGGCCAGCACTATGGCCGTAACGACCGAGCGCGGCCAGCGCTTCACCCTGTATTCATCGCCGTCGCAGTTCGAACACGTCAACGTCGCACGGTTCGGGTCGGTCGAGACCGAAGGGCTGAAGCCGATTCAGCGCATGATCGGCCCGAGCGCGTCGGCCCTGTCCTTCAGCCACACGATCGCGTCATCGGACTACCGCACGTCGATCGAGCACCTGATCACGCCCCTGGTCAAGCTCGCCCGCGACGGGGCAAGGGTGCGTTTTGTCGGCGGGTCAGCCGAGTTCGAAACTAATAAATGGTGGTGGATCAAAGACCTGCCGGTCTCGGTCGAGCAGCGCGCCGCCGATAACCGGATCTCCCGCGCCCGCCTTTCGTGGTCGCTCGAAGAAGCGGTCACCGAACCGGCGAACCTGGTGCGCGTCATCCCGAAGCCCGCCCCGGTACGCAAGCCCGCAGCGCCAGCGGCCCGGCAGCATCGGGTCGTGCCCGGCGATACCCTGTGGGATCTCGCGGCGAAGTACCTGCGCAGCCCCTACCGCTGGCCGGAAATCTTCAACCTGAACAAAGCCATAATAAGGAACCCGCATTGGATTTTTCCTGGGCAGGTTTTCAAGATCCCTGCCCGCTAGGCGCTACGGTCGTGATCGTTGTGCGTGTAGTGCTTCAGCCGGGCTTCACGCGCAACGCGGGCGGCTTCTTCGACGTCGTCGAATCGGCCTAGATTCTTCATCTTCCCGTCGATACTCGCGTAGGCGATCCACTTCTGCCGGGTCTTATCCCAGCTGACGCCGAGATAGCCCGAAGTATTATCGACCCGCGGCCCGGTCACGTTCTGCGCGTTCTGCTTCTTCGTCGCTAGGCGTAGATGCTCGACGTTAGCGCACAGTTTATTGTGGCAGCGATGGTCCGGCATTATGCCTTCTGGCAGTGGCCCGTTCGCACGTTCCCATGCGTAGACGTGCGCATATTGCTCGCGCCCTTGCCCGATCGCGATCATCCCATAAGTTCCGTTAGTGCTGCCGGTCCAGAGTAGGCAGTCGCCGACGGGGCGAGTCCTGGCCGCAAATGAAAGCTCGGGCGTTTCATAGTGCCGCCCACCGGCCAGCGGATCGCCGTACTTGCGCCACTTGTAATAGTGACGGCGGCAGTATCCGCGTCCGAAGTGTTTGCGGTCGCAGCTGTTGATGCCGCATGCAAGAATTGTCATATCGACTTTGGTCCTAAACGTTAGTCGGTCATGACCCCGGATAGTTCGAGCTATCGCGGGGTCGTCTTCGTTCTAGGCTACCTTCCCACACTGACAGGCCGCGGCGGGCGACGATCGGGGCATGCTTGACTGCCCACGCACTCGAAGGCCCGCCTGATGGGCACGACACTTGACGGCGCCCGGCTGAAGTCGGTCTCGGTCTCGGGCGCTAAGGTCTCGGCTGACCTGGCGCAGCTGTGCGTCGGCGCGTCCCTGTCGGTAGCGATCGACAAAGTGACCGAGATGGGCTTCACGTTTCAGGACACGCACGACCTGGATCTGTTCAACTCGAAGCTGTTCGTGCCCGGCGCGTCGGTGCGCTATGGCGATTGGTTCCTGACCTGCGACGGGCTGAAGCTTCAGTCGGGCAAGGCAGGGCCGGTCGTGACGATCAACGCCCCCTCGAAATTCGTGACGACCCTGCGCGGCAAGTCGCATCAGGGCGCGAAGTCATGGGGCAGCACGTCCGTCACGTCTTGGGTCGCCGGGATCGCGAAGTCGGTCGGCATGTCGCATCTTGTGCAGCCCGGTCTCGGCGTCAAGAGCATCGCCCGCGTCGCGCCTGAAGACGGCGGGCAGGCCGAATCGACGTGGGACGTCCTCGCGCAGCAGGCGCGGGAGTCGGGCTGCTGGCTGTTCGAATACGGGTCGACGCTGGTCTTCGCGAAGCCGTCCTACCTGGTGCGGGCGACCTGGCCGCGCAGGACGTGGTCGCTGGTCTGGCATAACTGGCTCGACCATTCCGAAGGCATGGTCGGTATGCCGCAGTACGAAGATAACCCCGGCGCTGAACTGCGCGAGTCGATGACCGTGAAGCTGATCTCGAAGGACGCCGATCAGGCCCGGCCCGGCGACGCGGTCGTGCTCACTGGCAGGGCTGTCGGGGCGATGGGCGGCACCTGGATTATCAACGCTGTCGACTTCCCGCTGCACGTCGCTGGCGCCGTCACTGTGACCTGTCAGCGGCCTATCGACCCGAAGGTCGAACCCCCGCGCACCGAGACCAGCAGCGGCGGCTCGAAGGCGTCGACGTCGGGCCGGGCGGCAGCGTCGAGCGGCGGCGGCAGCGTCCCGGTAGCGTCGGGCGTAGGCTCTGCTGTCGACCGCTGGGCCGCTGGCGTGAATGGCCGGGCTATAGACATGGACGGCAGCTTCGGGGCGCAGTGTGTCGACCTAGCGAACCACTATCACATCAACGTCGCCGGGGGCGGCGGGCAGGTCTTCGCGAACGGTAATCAGTGGTTCGGCAACGCGCCCGCGTCGATCTACGAGAAGTATCCGGTCGGCAGCGCGTGGGGCGAGAAGGCCGGTAAGGGCGATATCGCCTGCTGGTCTGGCTTCTACGGCGGCGGCTACGGTCACGTCGCGATCGTGCTCGAAGACCGCGGCGGGTCGCTGCTGGTCATGTCGCAGAACCCCGGCCCTGCGCGTGCGATGGTTTTGTCGAAGCAGGGCCTGCAAGGCTACCTGCGCCCTAAGAGAGTCAGGTAAACATGAGTGTTTGGGCTGGTCTGATCGTGTCCCGAGTTCTGCGCCTGGCCGATAGCCTGCTGCCGACGGGGGCCGACGCTGACGCGCTGCTCGCGCAGGCCGTCGGGCCGCGGCTAGAGTTGGCCGAACCGCTGTCGCAGGCCGCAGCCGTGCACGGTTTGGAGATCCCGCGCAGCGATGATCACCTGCGCCTGTTCCTGGCGGCGCGCAACGCCGCGGCCCCGGTCGACCTGAAGCTGCGGGGCCTGATCGTCAGGACGTCCGACGGCAGGCTCGGGCTGACGGTCGGCAGGGGCAGGGTCATCGAGTCAATCGGGCCGGGCCTGTCGGTCGTCATCGCCCCCGAGTATGGGCGCTATCACGAAGCGTTCGCCGTGCCCGGCGTGCAGATCATCGGCGGCGCGTAATGGCCGGGGCACTCGGGCAGGCGCTTCAGCAGAAGCGCACGGCGAGCAGCGGGCGCGGGGCGATCCCCTCGATCTGGCGCGGCACCATCGTCGAGATCTACACCGACGGGACGGTCGCCGCCGTCATCCCCTCGCTATATGGCGATCAGGCAATCAGGATGCCGTGCGTCGTCGCCGGGCTGGTAGTCGACGATAGGGTGCTGGTCGCGGCGATCGAAGGCCGACGCGACGACCTGATAGTGCTCGCGCCCGGCTAGTTGAGTGCTACGGTTAGAACGCAGCGCGCCCCTTCGGGACCGCCGCCTTGCCTTAGCCCCCGCCCCTGGCTGAACTAACGCCGGTCAGGGTCGGGGGTTTCGTGCTGCCCCGGCTAGGACACCGGCCCCGTCCCACACACGCCCCCGACTGGCCCGCACGCTGGGGTCATGGCTATCACCTCGACCCTTCGTTTCCTGCTGAAGCAGTACGGCAGCGGCGGCGATCCGCACCCGAACCGCGCCGAGTTCAATGCGATGATCGACGCGCTGGAAAATAACGCCGCGATGTTTTCGCAGGGCATCACCGCGGCCCGCCCGGCTGCAGGCAAGCGGGGGCGCATCTACTGGGACGAAACCGCCAGCCGACTTTACTATGACGACGGCGTAGCCTGGAAAGACGCGAACCCGAACGGAGGCGGCGGCGCAGGCACGAAAGTCACCCCCGGCGTCAACGGCGTCGAAGGCGTATCGGCCCGCGCTGCCCGCGCCGACCATACGCACCGGCTCGACCTCGCAACCTCCACGACCGACGGGGCAATGCCAGCGACCGATAAGGCGCTACTGAACGGCGCCAGCTACTCGGCGACGAGTAACGCGCTGGTCAAGCGTGACGGTAACGGCAGGATCGCCGTCGCGACCCCCGTCAACGCATCCGAAGCCACGACGAAAGCCTACGTCGACGATCTGACCCTGCAGACCGCCGACTACGTCGATCAGCAGGTCGGCCCCGGCCTGACCGTTCGCAACTGGGCGCCCCTCGCGATCGCGGGCTTCACCGTGGCCGGGAAGATCCAGTCAGTGCCCTTCGCGAATAAGACCCTAGTGACCGGCAATGTTGAGATTATCCGCCCGAACGGGTCGAGCGCTCACGCGGTCTCGGGCGGGAATGTCCTATTCGCCCCGCTCGGCGCGATCATCCCGACCGAGTTGCGTGAACTGTCGGCGACAGCCGTCGGGACGGTCACGAACCTGTCAGGCGGCGCCGCCTATCAGCGGATACAGACCCTAGTGCAGCCCGCTTCGGGCCGCGTCCTGGTCCGCGCCGACGACGTGAACGGCCTGTCATGGGGCGCGAACGCGCAGATCAGCGTTTCCTTTCAGTACTACGTCGAGAGCGTGGTCGTCTAATGTCTCGGGTCAAGCGCATCCTGTCCGCGTTCGGCAGGATGACCCGCGTCGACTGGGCGTTCCTGCACTTCAAAGCCGCCCTAGGCATCCTCCTGATGATCCCGCTCGTGCAGTTGGAATCGCTGCGGCATAACGTCTCGACGACGTTCCTGTGCGTATGGGCGACCCTGACGATCCTCGGGTTCTGGATCAGCGTCGTCGGCCTGGTCATGTCCGCCCAAAAATACGAGACCCGGCATAAGGGCTTCGTCGTCGAAATGACCGGCCTTGTCCTGCTGATGATCGGCCCGGCTGTATTCGCCGCAGTGCAGGTCGGTCTATGGATCACGTCGGGACAGTCGCGGGCGGTCGCGATCGGGTTCGCCTACGTGATCATGGCCGCGATCATCGCCCGAATGGTCATGGTCAAGGGGGCTGCGAAGTCCCGCACCGTGATCTACAAGTTCACCGAAAGCATTGACGAATGATTGACCCTGTCGTGCTCGGGTTCGCCGCGTTCGCCGTGACCGAGTCTGATCTGCCGATGCCGCTGCCGATGTTCCTGGGCGTGTTCACGCTGATCGGCGGCGTCGTGACCGCACTGATCGCGGCGATTAGTAAAAAGTGGCGCACCCCTGCCGACAGCAGGGAAGACCGGAAGATCGGCATCGAAGCCGACGAGCGGCTGCTGCAGCGGTTCGAGAACATGCTGAAGGAACGCGACAGCAAGTTCGACGAACTAGAGCAGAAGTTCGAAGCGCTGAACGCGAAATTTGAAGGCGTGCAGCGCGAACGCACGGTGCTGATCGACTTCATATACGCGCTGGTCAGGGTCATAAGAGACCTGGGCGCTATCTCGAATATCCCGATGCCGCCGCAGGGCATCTACATCGCCGGGCACCCGTCGAACGATAAGGCACCGGCCCCCGCTGACGCATGATCCTAAAGCCTTCCCACAACCGCAGCCGGGTCGGCTTCACGCTGAACGCATGACCACCTATTGCTACCCTTACCGGCGCGGCACCGGCTGGCGCTCTCAGGCGTTCCGGTCGAACCCTGGCGGGCACAACCCCGCAGGCGGGCACACCGGCTACGACCAAGCGATGCCCGCGGGCACGCCGATCTATGCGCCCTGCGACGGGATCATCCGTAACTCGGGCTGGCTGTCCGATAACTACCTCGCTAACGACTGGTGGCTGACCGCGATGGGCGGCGACACGCTGGTCATCGACGGGATGGACGCGAACGGGCGCACCGAGACGATGCCGACGTTCATCATCGCGCACCTGTCCGACTCGACGGCCCCGGTCGGTAAGCGCGTCCGCAAGGGCGAACTGATCGGCATATCGGGCAACAGCGGCACGGCCACGACCGGCCCGCACGCCCACATCGAAGCGCTGCCCCCTAACTGGGACTTCAATAACGGCGTCTATGGCCGCGTGAATCCCGAATTGTACTTCAGCGAATGGCCCGAAGACCTCGCGATCACCGCGCAGGCCGCAGCCGTGAAACCCGCCCCAAAGCCCGCCCCTGCCCCCGTAAAGGATGACGACATGCCCACTTATAAGCGCGTCCCCGCGATTATCCGCAAGCCCGGCGCGACCCGGCTCGCGAAAGATAAGACCTGGTATCTGAAGGACAAGACCGGGAAGCGGAACCTGAACCTGTCCCCGGTCGCCGGTCTGTATGACGTCGACCTATTCCTGCAGGGCACCGGGCTAGGCGAAGGTCAGGTCATCACCGTGCAGTTCATCGTCGTCACGGTCGGCGGCAGGCGCTCGGGCTACTACACGCAGCAGGTTCACGGCACGAAGTCGGGAGAGTTCCGCGGCTCGGCCCGGTTCAGCGCCCCGATCCCGAAGGGCGCGTTCCTTGAAGTCGCCGTGACCGCGTCCGCCACCGGCCCCGACCTGACCACCTACGGCGCCGATATCAAACTCTGGCAGTAAGGAAACAACTCACATGAATACTTTGATCCTGTCCCTGATCCGCACCTACGCGCCGATCGTGGTCGGCGCGCTGGCCGCGTGGCTGCTGACGCTCGGCGTGAACCTCGACGCCGGGGCGCAGACCGGGCTTATCGTGTTCCTGACCGGGCTGCTGCAGGCCGTCTATTACACGGCTGTTCGCCTGGCCGAGCAGCGCTGGCCGGGCGTGGGCGTGCTGCTCGGCGCGGCGAAGACCCCCGATTCTTATTCGAATGATCAGACCATCCCCGGCGAAGTTATCGAAGACCACGGCATTCTTCCCGAGTACCCCGCCGCTGATCCTGACCTCGATGACGTACCGGGCAGGCGCGAAGCGCTGGGCTAAGCCTTCCCACACGGCTAAGGCGCCGTCGGCGATGCTCAACGCATGGCTGACGGCGCTATTAGTTTTCCCTTCAGGCTGACCCCGACCGGGTCGGTCGCTACGGTCGAGCGCGGATCTGACGCTGAGATCGACGAAGCGATCGCCGTGCTGGTCCTGACGACCATCGGCGAACGCCCCATGCGCCCGACCTTCGGCGTCCCCGACCCCGGCTTCAGCGGCCTATACGTCGGCGACGTGCAGGTCGGTCTCAACGAACACGGCCCGCAGGGCGTCATCGTGAAGGCCGTCACCAGCACCCCGAAGAACAACTCGCAAGCCGTCGCCGAAATCACCTGGACCCGCGACGCGGAAGGCAGCACCGAATGACCGAAGCGTTCGACGTCCCCGAAATGGAAGCTCTGCGACTGCTGAACTGGGGCAACGAAGACGACCTAGTCGGCGCCGCAGTGACGCATATCAAGTCGGTCATGCCCGAGTGGCAACCCCGCGGGGGCAATACCGAAATGGTGCTGATCGAAGCGCTGGCCGTCATGCTCGGGCCGGAGATCCTTAGCCTGCAGCTGCTCGGGCCGCGGGTCGCTGAACTGATTCTCGGGCTGGGCGGCACGACCCGGTCGCCGGGCATCGCCGCCCGCGGCAGGGTCGAGATCGCGGTCACGAACTCGGCGCCGACGCAGGTCATCCCCGCAGGCACGCGCCTGCGCCTGGCGCTCGACACGACGATCGAGACTGTCGACCTGTTCACGACCGAAGACCTGTCGATCATCACCAGTGAGACCCTGACGGGGCAGGTCAACGTCATCGCCGAGCAGTTGGGGTCGCTGCCGAACGGCGCCCCGACCGGCGCGCCCGTCAGTGTCGTCGATAACCTGCCCTTCATTGAGTCGGCGAAGCTCGCCGCTGCCCTGCTCGGCGGCGCGGATCTCGAAAACGACGACGTCTTCTTCGCCCGCGGCGCCGCTACCCTGGCCCGGCAGAACTCGACACTGGTGCATCGCGAGCAGTTCGAATATGCGGCCCTGTCCCGCGTCGGCGTGGGCCGCGCCCTGGCGCTGGATAATTACGACCCGGCAGCGCCGGGCGTGACGACTTACGGGCACGTCACGGTCGCCGTCGCCGGGCTTGACGGGCTGGCGATCGACCCTACCCTGATGGAAGAAGCCCGCATGGATCTCGCCGAGCAGGCGTTAGCGTCCCTGTCGATTCATGTGATCGCCCCGACTTACACCCCGATCGACGTCGCCGTGACCGTGAAGGCCGCGGTCGGCTGGTCCGCTGAAGCCGTGCAGGCGTCGGTCGAAGCCGCCCTCGAAGCGTGGATCAATCCGCTCACCTGGGCATGGGATGACTCGGCGACGCAGTTCGAGATCGTCACGGTCGTCGGTAACGCGGCGGGCGTTCGTGAAGTGACCAGCGCCCCGGCGACGATCGACCTGACCGGCGTCGCGCCGCTGCCCACACTCGGCACGATCACAGTGAGCGTGGTCTAGATGGGCGGGCATACAACTAAACGCATCTTCACTGATGCCGAACTGCTGGCGATCGTCGAAGAGTACAGCGCGGGCGCGACAACGACGATGATCATCGAAAAATACGGCACGCATCAGCGGGCGCTCACGAAGATTCTTGTCAATGCGGGCATCACGCCCCGACCCCGCGGAAGTAAGCCCGGCCCGCTGCACCCGTCATGGACGGGCGGCAGGGTAGCGCACGGCAAGTACTGGAAGGTTAGCCTGCACCCTGACCACCCGATGTTCATCATGGCGCAGAGCAAGAACGGATCGCGCTACAGGTACTACGTCCTAGAGCACCGCCTAGTCATGGCGAACCATATTGGGCGCCCGCTGCTCGCGTCAGAAGACGTCCACCACAAGAACGGCGACACGTCAGATAACCGAATTGAAAACCTCGAATTATGGGCAGCCGATCACCCGAAGGGGCAGCGAATCGAAGACCTGGTCGAATACGCGCGAATGATTCTTGACCGATATGAAGGGGTCGTCTGATGGCACTCGAAACGGTCCCGGTGCATGAGTGGTCGCGTAACTGGTGGAAGACCCTACCCGCCGCGTACCGCACCGCCGACGCGATCCAAGAAGCGCCCGGCCTGCTCTATCAGGTGGGCTTCAACGCCGAACCTATGTTCATCAAAGGCCTGGACGGCTGGACGGTCGCCCCGATCGAGCAGACCGGCGACAGTGTCACGATGCGCTTCACCCGCGTCTTTTACGGCATTGACCCGACCCTGCCTGTCATCTTTCAGGCCTGGTGGACGGCCGACACGGCTGCAGCGACGATTCACCTGTCGCTGACCGACGGCGGCGGCAGGAATCTCGGGAAGCATACGCTCGACGAACTGCCGCAGGGCGACGGCGATGACACCCTGATCGGCGACCTGACCGGGTCCGAACCCGTCACGGCGACCCTGACCTTCAGCACCCCGATCGGCGACGGCGGGCTGCTGTTCAAGGTCCGCGGCATCAACGTCGGGCACCGGGCGGTCGATTACCTCTCCCTGCCGGGTAACTATGTCTCGGCTAACTTCCCGCTGCTGCGCTACATGGAAGGCGTCGGGCAGATCGCCGGGCAGGTCCGCGATATATCCGATGGTCTCTGGACCGGCGAATATCTCGAACCGCAGAACACCCCCGACAGCGCCCTTCGATGGGTCGCGCAGCTGATGGGCGTGTCGGCGACGATCCGCAACCAACCCCCCGCCGAACTGCGCGCCTACCTGGTCGACCTCGCCGAGAATGGCAGGCCCGCTTCGGGCACGCGCCGCGATATCACGAACGCGGCCCGTAAGTTCCTGACCGGGGCGCGGCAGGCGACCGTCGTGCCGCACCCGACTCGGGCGCACTCACTGGTCATGCTGGTCAGGGAAGACGAACTGCCGGGCGCCAGCGAAGACGCTACCGCGGCCCTCGCGGCCCTGGTCGCAGGCGTCAGGGCGTCGGGCACCATGCCAGCCGGGCACGAACTGACCGCGCAGTTGTCGTCGCCGACCTGGGATCAGTGGGAGACCGCAGCAGGGCCGACGTGGGACACCCGAGACGCAGCCGCCCGCACCTGGACCGAAGCCGATTCGCTCGGCGTCACGATTACAGAATAGGAACCTGACGACATGGCAGACACTACGACGGGCG